AAGAAAGAAGAAGATGAAAAAGCAAAGCAAGAGGCAGAAAAGAAAAAACAACAAGATGAAAAATCAAAGCAAGAGGCAATAGCAATTAAACAAGCAGAAGTTGATGCTAAAACAAAATTAGAAGAAACTTATTTTGAAGCAGTTGGTTCAGGAATAGGAATACTTAAAATGTTTTCTGAAAAAAATAAATCATTGCAGAAGGCAGCATTGATTGCAGAAAATGCTTTAACTATTGCAAGGATTATATTAGATACACAAAAAGCAAACGCTGCCGTTACTGCAAAATATGCTTTAATTCCTGGAGGTCAACCAATTGCAGCAGCAGAAATTTTAACCAATAAAATAAAAGCAGGAATTGGAATAGCAACTGCAATAGCAGCAACTGCTAAAGGATTACAAGGAATTGGAGCAGGTGGCTCAACAGGAGGTGGTGGTGGAAATTTAGGTAGTGGTGGAGGAGGTGGTACTACAACTGCACCAATTCAACCACAATTAGGAGCAACTGCTTTGAATCAACAATTAATCAATCAAAGTGGAAACGCTGCCGTTAGAGCATTTGTTTTAGAAACTGATGTTTCAGGAAACCAAGAAAGGATAAAGAGGTTAAATAGAGCAGCACGAATAAACTAAATTTCAAGAACTTTTTATATCATATTATATGAACTACCCAATTTACGAGTTAAAAATAAACGAATCTTTAAACGATGAAAGCGAAGTTTCCTATGTGGCTTTAGTGGATGAACCTGCTATCCAAAAGGACTTCCTGGCTTTTAAGTTTGTAGAACCTTCTAAAGGCGAAGATGAAAACGAGTTTATTCCACGATGTGTAAAATATATTATTAACGAAGGTAAGGAACAAGAACAAGCGATTGCTATTTGTTACTCAATTTGGGAACAACATTTTAAAGGACAAAATACTTTAGACATTTACGGATATAATCCTACACATTTTTATATGTGTGCTTTAGCTACTAAAACATTTCAGCATTTAGTAAGTATGAATGTAGGGGTAGATGAGCAAGGAATGATAAGGTCTGCTGCACAAATTGCTGATTCAATATTCAGGATAGAGAAAAGCGTAATGGATAGCAAGGTTGCTACTTCTGAACAAGTAAACGAAGCAGTTATTTTGTTAGATGACTTTATAGATTTAATGGGTGAGATTGATAGCCTTGTAGGAATGCAGCACGATGTATCTTATATGAATAACCATATAGAAACAATAAAAAGCTATCTTCCTAAAATGCAGTTTGAATCTTACACGGACTATCCAAAAGCAGCAGTTGAGAATGCAAAGATTGCTTTAAGATGGGCAGAGGAAAACGGATGGGGTTCTTGTGGCGAAGCTACAGGTAAAAGAAGGGCAAATATGTTAGCTAATAATGAACCTATAAGCCGTGAAACGATAGCAAGAATGGCTTCATTTGAAAGACATAGGCAAAATTCAGATAGACCTTTAGGCGAAGGATGCGGAAGGTTAATGTGGTTAGCTTGGGGTGGAGATGAAGGGATAGAATGGGCATCAAGGAAACTAAAAGAAATAGATAAGCAGAAGATGAACTTTCAGATTATAAGCGAAGATGAGCATATAATTTCTGGTCCATTAATGATAGCAGATGAACTTATCTATCGTAACAATGACAAGTTCGGTGAACACTACGTTAAATTCTCTGCAGATACTATTCAGAAGATAGCTATTAAATTCTCTAAAAAGAAATACCAATCAAACGTGAATTTGATGCACGACCCTAACCAAAAGGTTCAAGGTGTTACAATGTTTGAATCATTTATCGTAGACAAGAAAAGAGGAATCCTACCAATGCAAGGCTTTGAGGATGTAGCAGACGGATCTTGGTTTGGTTCGTTCTATGTGGAAAACGAAGAAGTATGGAATAAGGTTAAAGCAGGGGAATTTAGGGGTTTTTCAGTAGAGGGTTTATTTGATTACGAAGAACCTAAAACTCCTGAAGAACAAGCACTTCAGAAAATATCTGAACTTTTAAACGCAATTTCTTAACTAAAATAATATCATAATTTATGCAACCAAAAGAAATAATTGAAAAATTGAGATTAACCTTTAACGAATTGGTTAACAATCAACCTGCTCCTGTACAATTAGCAACTGCTAAACTTATGGATGGTACTGAAGTGGAAGTAACTGAACTTGCCGTAGGTGGTATCGTAACTATTCAAGGCGTTCCTGCTCCTATTGGAGAACATCAACTTGAAGATGGAACTATCATTGAAGTAGGCGATAACGGAGCAATTACTGAAATCAAAGCACCTGAAATGAAGGATGAAGTTGTTGTTGAAGATATGTCTGCAATGTTTAGTGCATTCCAAGCATCTACAAACGAGAAGTTTGCTGCTTATGAGCAAAGATTTGCAGATTACGAAACAAAGTTAAACAACGCAAATTCAATCATTAATCAATTGCTTGATGTAACAAAAACATTGGCAGAAACTCCTACAGGAACTCCTGACCAAGCGGTTAAAACTCAAAACAATTTTAAAGTAGAAAAGGAAGAAAAGAATTATTCAGTTCTTTTCAGTTAATTAATAACAATTAAAAATTAAATAAAAATGGCATTATCATTTACAGGTTTGAGTACATATACTAAACAATTAACTCAACCATTACTTACTTCAGCCGTTATCGGTGCAAAAACTCAACAACTTATACTTGACAATGGTATTGTGTTGACAGGTGTTAAAGGTCCAACTGCTATTCCTATTATGGATACTGATGCAGTTTTCGCTACACAATCTTGTTCGTTCGACGCAAGCGGCACAACAAGCTTTTCGCAGAGGGTAATTGTGCCTGGCAAACTGAAGGTTGAGGAGAAAATATGTCCGAAGGATTTAGAATCGTACTACACTATGGAAATTTTAAGGGCGGGCAGTACTTACACGGACTTTGGAACTGCAGAATTCGCTGAGGCTTACCTTGCAAAAAAGAATGCAAGAATTGCTGCTCAACTTGAAACTGCAATTTGGCAGGGAGATACAGGTAGTGGTGTTGCTAACTTGAATAAGTTCAATGGTCTTTCAAAACTTATCAATGCAGGTTCTCCAATTGATGCAAACGTAAGTGGTTTCACAGGTGTAAGTGGTGCTGCAATTGCTACCATTACTGCTTCTAACGTAGTAGCTGCAACTGAAGGAATTTACAAAGCTATTCCTGCTGAAGTTATGGCTAAAGGTGATGTTAGAATCTTCGTAGGTTACGATTGGTTTAGATTGCTTGTTCTTGCTTATAGAGCGTTGAATATGTTCAGTTATAATCCACAAGACGCAAACTTTGAAGGTTTCATCTTGCCTGGTACAAACGTAAAGATTGAACCTGTAAATGGTTTGAACGGAACAGGTGATGCTTTCGCTATGAGCCTTTCAAATATGTGTATCGCAGTTGATTTGGAAGCAGAAGAAACTAACTACAAATTGTGGTATTCTGAAGATAACAACGATGTGCGTTTCCGTGCAGAATTCAAAGTAGGTGTTGACGTAGCTTTCGTTTCAGAGTGTGTTAAGTTTATGTCTGCTATTAGTGCTTAATTAAAAATAAATTAACTAATCAAAAGGGTGGTGCAAAAAACACCACCTTTTTTTAAAACTTATAACTATGCCGTGTGCGTTAACAAGTGGTTACACAATTGATTGTAGAGAATCAATAGGTGGAATCCAAGCAATTTGGCTGATAGAAAATTCAGCCCTTTATGATGCTTCAGGAAATTCAAGAGTTTCTGAATCTTCAGGAACCGTTACAGGAATGACTAAAGCAAGTGGTAAAAGATTTTACAAGTTTGAAGTTCCAAGAGCAACTGCTTCTGCTTCTTCTAACTTAACAGGTTCACAAGAGAATGGAACTATATTCTTTACTCACCAAGTTATGTTCCCTATCAATTCAAGAAATGCTTCTATAAGAAACATCATTACAACTTTAGCGAAAAATCGCTTAACCTTTGTAACTTTGGATATGGATGGAGTTTATCGTATGTATGGTAAATCATTCGGTTTGTTCCTTGATACTACTGAAAGTGGAAGTGGAACTGCTCCTGGTGATAGACAAGGTTCAATGCTTACCTTTACATCGCAGGAAACTGAAGATTTCTTGGTAGTAAGTGCAAGTGTTGCTGCGAATTTAGAAGTAGCAGGTTAATAAATAATAATAAAAAATAGGAAAGCCGACCGATAAAAAAGTCGGCTTTTTTTAGATTATGATTGTACTAACAAAAGGCGAAACAAAAAACATTTATTTTACAGGTTCGGAAAGTGCTATACTTACCGACCCATACTTTTTGTTTATATTTACTAATAGAATAACGCAGGAAGTAGTAAAGTTTGTTGCTACAAATGAAAGTACAACTTTAAGGTATGATGTTTTTGAACTTGATGTAGACCAATACTTTGAGAATGCTGAAACAGGCTTTTGGACTTACCAAGTTTATGAACAAGCAAGTTCAAGCAATTTGAATCCTACAGGATTAAACGAGGTTGAGAATGGTTATATGTATTTGAATAGTGCAATAACATTTGAACCTACAACTTATGATGAACAAGATAATTCATTTATAACATACAATGGATAATTACAAGCATATTGTTTTGGCTTTTGACCAAGCACAACAACCGAAATTTACTGAAAAGAAAAGTAAGGGTTATGTAGAATTTGGAAAGGATAATGACTATCCAAAATACTTAATAGACCTTTATTCTGAATCACCTAAACACGGAGCAATTGTAAAGGGTAAATCTAATTACATTTACGGAAAGGGTTTTGAAGAACCTGGAGTTGCTAATAGTTTAGAAAGTTGGAATGACATTTTAAAAAAGTGTATTAAGGATGACGAGTTATTTAGGGGTTATTATCTTCAAGTAATT